GCTAAAGGATTACAGTTAAGCACAGGTGATGCCAATGGCAGAGCATCTATGCCAAAGCGTAAATGGGAAGGCGAATTACAAGCCTATAGAGATGCTCGTAAGCAAGGTATCCAACCAGCAGGAACTACTATGGAAAAGATAGTTGCTGCAGAGAAAGCGTCAGAGAATTTGGGAAGGGCATATAATGCTGAAAAAGACCCAAATGCAAAACAGATAGATAAAAAAACCGCTAAAGTAATGACAGAAATGGGAGCATAAAATGCCAAAAGTAGGAATGAAAGAATACTCATACGGTCCAAAAGGTATGGCTATGGCCAAGAAAGAAGCCAAGAAGACTGGTAAGAAAATGGTTATGAAAAAGCCTGTTAAAAAAATGGCTATGAAAAAAATGGGTAAGAAGAAGTAATATGGCTGTTAAAAGAAATCTAACCGACGAAAAAGGAAAGAAAGTAAAAATTAGCCAAGCAGAAATTGATGCTGTTAAAAAAATGGGAATGAAAAAAGCCATTGCTGCTGCTGCTAAAAATCCAGTCCTTGGAGCAAGTAGGTCAGATGCTTCAGCATTTAAGCAAGCAAAGTTAGTAGAAGCAGTTCGTCGCCTTTATGGTGAGACACGTTTCCAAAATGCTATCTATAAGCCAAAGGCTTCACCTGGACCAGTTGGCAGTGCGTCAAATGTTCGTGAAGGACGCAGTCCTAAAGCGGCAGGACGTAATACAGGACGTGGAGACTAGTGTCTTCAAAATTACCAAGGCATGACGGTTTTAATTCAATTCAAATTAAGAATGGCCTAGTAGTTCGTATGGATAAAAATGGAACTATTAGGTCTGTTCTTGGAAAGTATGGGGAGCATGGCAAAGAGTCCAGCATGGACACGAAAAGAAGGTAAAAACCCTAAAGGTGGTTTAAACGCCAAAGGCAGGGCTTCTGCTAGAGCACAAGGTATGAACCTGAAAGCACCAGTTAAGGCTGCTCAGGCTAAGAAATCGCCTAAGTCTGCTGCTAGACGCAAATCTTTTTGTAGCCGTATGTGCGGTATGAAATCTAAACTAACCTCTGCTAAAACAGCAAGAGACCCTAACTCTAGAATTAATAAATCACTTCGTGCTTGGGATTGTAACTGCCGATGAAGAAGAAAGCAAAGTCTAAAGTTAATCAGGCTGGTAACTATACCAAGCCTGGTATGAGAGCATCATTATTTAAGAAAATTAAGGCTGGTTCTAAGGGCGGAGACCCAGGGGAATGGTCAGCACGTAAAGCACAACTACTTGCTGTGCAATACAAGAAGGCTGGCGGAGGATACAAGTAATGGCTCTTGCTAAGTCTCAGAAATCTTTAAAGGATTGGACTGCACAGAAGTGGAAAACTTCTGATGGTAAGCCATCTAAGGGTAAGAAAAGGTATCTGCCAGAGGCTGCCTGGGCTGCATTAAGTCCTGCTGAAAAGGCTGCAACCAATAAGGCCAAGGCTAAAGGTAATAAACGGGGCAAACAATTTGTTAAACAACCTAAATCAATAGCCAAAAAAACATCTAAGTACAGATAAGGTAAATTATAGTGACTACTCTAAATAACATGGTTGATGAAGTTCTTATTAACCTTGCTGGCTATACCCTACAGCAAGATAAGTCCACACATCTTACTGCAACATTAGCCACTACAACATCTACCATTGCTAGCCCTACAGTTCTACAACTTGCAAGTACAGACCTTGGTAAAGGTACTATTGAAATTGGCGAAGAACTACTATGGATTGACTCCTTTGACCGTATTGCTAATACGGCAACCGTATCTCCATATGGTCGTGGTTACCTAGGTACCACACCCTCTACCGCTGCTGCTGGAACTAGGGTCATTATCAGTCCGACGTTCCCACGTTATTCAGTAAAACGTGCTATAAATGATACTATCCGTTCTTTGGGGACATCTATATTTGCAGTCAAGCAGACTACTTTTACATACAACGCAGCGATTACTACCTATGAATTAGAAAATTTAAATATTAGAAATATTCTTTCAATGCACTGGGAAAGCATTGGACCATCTAAAGAATGGGTCCGTGTTAGAAGATTTGATTTTGATGCACTACCAGAAATTAATACTTGGGGTGCTACGTCACAAACAGTAACTATTGGAGATGTTATTACTCCTGGTAGAACTGTCAAGGTTGTGTATGCTACAGAAGCGACAGCGCTATCTGGTAACAATGATGTGTTTACAACAACAACTGGATTACCTGAGTCTGTTAGAGACGTGGTAATTCTTGGTGCTGCATATAGATTACTTACTTATCTTGACCCAGCCCGTGCTGCAATGGTTAGCCCACAAGCAGATGAAACAGATGCTAAACGTCCATACGGTTCATCAGCAAATGCAACACGACAACTCTTTGCACTATACACACAACGCTTGGCCGAGGAAACAAGAGCACAACAGCAACAGTACCCAGCCCGAGTTCACTACAGCCGATAGGAACATAAATGACAACACGCAAATACTCATCCCGTTCACAACAGACTACATTAACATCAGCCATTACGGCTGGTGCTACTACTATGGTTGTTGGTTCTGGTACATCACTACTAGGTGGTGCAACAGTAACTGGAACCGAAAGATTTACAGTAGTAATTGACCCAGATACAGCCCTTGAAGAAATTGTAGATGTCAGTTTAGTATCAACTAATACTCTAACTATAGCCCGTGGTATTGAGGTTGGCGGTACAGGTCAGGCTCACTCTGCTGGTGCAGTAGTTAGACATATGGCAATTGGCCGTGACTATCGTGAATCTAATTTACACATTGAAGCATCGGCTGCTTACAATGATGGAACTGCTACCCACGACCTACACGGAATTGCTTCAGGTGAAGGCGATGTAGTAGGTACTACTAAGACCCAGACTCTTACTGGTAAGACAATTAGCGCAGCCGATAATACGCTGACTGGTGTAGTAACTCTTACTGGAACTCAAACATTAACTAATAAGACTTTAACTAGCCCAGTCATTTCAAGCCTTACTCTAGGTGATGGCAGCATTGTATTTGAAGGTGCTACTGCTGATGCTTTTGAAACAACACTTACAGTTGTAGACCCTACGGCAGACAGAACAGTAACTATTCCAGATGCAACCACAACATTGGTTGGAACTGACACTACTCAAACATTAACTAATAAAACATTGACTAGCCCAACCATTACTGGTACTGGTGCTATTGCAGGTACCTTTACAGGTAACCTCACAGGTAACGTAACTGGTAACGTATCTGGAACTGCAGGTAGTGCAACAGGCAATGCTGCTACTGCAACTGCTTTACAGACAGCCCGTAACTTCCAACTAACTGGAGATGTAGAAGCATCAGCCGTATCCTTTGATGGTACTGGCAATGTAAGCCTAACTACTGTTATTGGTACAGGTGCTATTGTTAACGCAGATGTTAATGCATCTGCTGGTATTACTTACGGTAAATTAAGCCTTAACAGTTCTATTACTTCTGCTGACTTAGTAGATGGAACTATCGTTAATGCTGATATTAATGCTAGTGCTGCTATTGCACTTAGCAAGTTAGCAACTGACCCACTAGCCCGTGCTAACCATACGGGAACTCAGGCTGCTTCAACTATCTCAGACTTTGATACACAGGTACGCACATCTCGTTTAGACCAGATGGCTGCGCCTACTGCTGCTGTAGCATTAAATGCTCAGAAGATTACAGGTCTTGCAGACCCTACCAATGCTCAAGATGCAGTAACCCTTAATTACATTACAACTCAAAAGGGTGCTAACAATGGTATTGCCTCCCTTGATGGTTCTGGATTAATTCCTACCAATCAGTTGCCTGCATTGGCAATTACCGAAACATCAGTAGTTGTTTCACAAGCAGCAATGCTTGCACTTACCGCACAGGTTGGTGATGTTGCAGTTCGCACAGATGTTAACAAATCATTTATTCTTACAGCATCTCCTGCCACCACACTAGGTAACTGGCAAGAGTTATTAACCCCAACAGATGCAGTTCTTTCTGTTGATGGTAATACTGGTGCTATTAATCTTTCAGGTACATATTTAAATAGCACAACTGGAACATTACTTGGTAATCTTGCTGCAGGTGGATTTAAAATAACTGGTCTTGGTACACCAACATCAAATGCCGATGCTGCTACTAAGGTCTATGTAGATGCTGTGGCTGGTTCTGCTACTGCTGCTGCATCATCTGCTGCTGCCGCTGCCACAACCTATGATAACTTTGATGATAGATAC